GGAGTATTAGGTAGTGATAATATGGCTGAAGTTTTAGGATATGGAAATATGGGTAGAGGTCAAAATAAAGAAATGGCACGAGAGATGGCAGCAGTAGATACAATCAAAAAAGCAGGAGCAAGTGTAGACTCAGTTCCTGAAGGAGTTGTAAATGCATTAACTCGTGATTATTCTGGACTTATAAAAGCAATAGATAAAAAGAAAAAGGGTGAGGGTGGTTTTAGACCTTAACGATAAATGGCAAGTGTAAGAGAAATAGATAGAAATGATGACTTATATGTTGGGATTAGATTTCCATTAGGTAGAAGTCAAGAGGGATTCTTTAATCAAACCAAAACAGTATTAGAACAAGCAAAGTCTAATATTAGAAATCTTTTACTCACCACTCCTGGTGAAAGAGTATTTCAGCCAGAGTTTGGTTCACGATTAAAGTTCTTATTATTTGAAGCAAGTGAATCTGCGACAAATGAAGATATAGAAGAAACTATAAGAGAGGCGATTAATAGACAATTACCTTATATTCTTATAAATGAATTATTAGTTTCAGCAATTCCAAATACTAATGAAGTTAATGTATCATTAGAATTTTCAGTATCAATAGAGCCAGATACATTTGACACCATAACATTTAATTTTAACATTGGAGACAATTAATGCCGATAGCAAATCCAAAAGAAGTAGACTACGGAGTAGGAAAAAAAATAATTAAAAAAGAAGTAGATTATCTCGGTAGAGATTTTCGTGACATAAGACAAAATCTTATTGAGTTTGCAAAAACCTACTTCCCTAAATCATACAATGATTTCAATGAAGCATCACCAGGAATGATGTTTGTTGAGATGGCTGCATATGTCGGTGATATATTAAATTACTATGTTGACAATCAATTTAGAGAAACACTATTACAACACGCAGAAGAAAGAAAAAGTATTTATGAAATTGCACAATCATTTGGATACAAACCAAGTTTAGCAACACCTGCTACGGTAGAATTAACTATTAGTATAGATGTTCCTGCTAAAACAATAAATGCAAATACTTACCAAGCAGACTTAGATTATGCAGGAAAGGTAGAAGCAAACTCACAAGTAGTTGCAAGTAATGGAACACAATTTACAATATTAGATGATGTTAACTTTAAGGTGTCAAGTTCATTGGATACAATGGATATAGCACCACTTATACCTACATCAGGTAATATTCCTACTAACTTTAGATTGACTAAAAAAGCATTAGCAAAGTCAGGAACAAGAGAAACAGAAACATTTACATTTGGAACTGCTAAAAAGTTTGACGCAATAAAATTATCAAACGAAAAAGTTACAGAGATTATTTCAGTAACGGACTCGTCAGGAAATAAATTTTATCAAGTTCCTTTCTTAGCACAAGATACTGTGTATGAAACAGAAGAGAACACTAGCACTAATGACCCAAGTCTTTCACAACACAGAAATGACTCACCATACTTACTTAAACTAATTAAAACTGCAAGACGATTTACAACAAGGGTTGATGAAGATAATAAAATGGAATTAAAATTTGGTAGTGGTATTAGTGAAAATGCAGATGAAGAATTAATACCAAATCCAGATAATGTTGGTTCGTCATTAGGTATGGGTATAACAAGATTAGACGAAGCATTTGACCCAAGTAATTTTATGAAGACACAAACATTTGGATTAGCACCAAGTAATACAACACTTACAGTAGAGTATAACTATGGTGGTAGAATAGAACACAATGTTCCAGTAGACTCTATAAATGCATTTAAAAATTTAAGTTTTACAAATTCTAAAACAGGTTTAGTTGCAGCAACACAACAAACCGTAGAAGATAGTATTCAAGTTACTAACTTAGAAAGAGCAACAGGTGGTTCAGGTCAAGAATCATTAGACGATATAAAACTAAATGCCAGTGCTTACTTCAATGCACAAAATCGTGCAGTAACAAAAGAAGACTACATAACAAGAGTTTATTCATTACCACAAAAATATGGTAATGTAGCAAAAGCATATATTGTTCAAGATGAACAATTAGAACAAGAAGGACAATTAGAAATAATTGACGGAAAGGTTCAAAGAATAAATGCGATTGATGTTATTCCTAACCCATTAGCATTAAATATGTATATGTTAGGATATGACGCTGGAAGAAAATTAGTTCAATTGAATCGAGCAGTAAAAGAAAACATTAGAATATACCTTTCACAATACAGAGTATTAACGGATGCGATTAATCTTAAAGACGCATACATTATTAATATTGGTGTAAGATTTAGTATTGTTGTTCGTAGAGGATTTAATAAAAACGAAGTATTGTTTAGAGCGATACAGGCAGTTAAGAAACATTTTGATATTAAAAAATGGCAGATTAATCAACCAATCGTATTGAGTGATATTGCTTATGTTATATCATTAGTTGATGGAGTCATTTCAGTAGTTCCACCACAAGACAATAATCCTAATAAGAATATTGTAGTGATTGAAAACAAACATAAAGTTTCAGGTGGATATAGTGGAAATGTATATGACTTAGATTCAGCTACAAGAGATGGGGTGGTATATCCTTCATTAGACCCAAGTATATTTGAACTTAAACTACCCAATGTAGATATTGAGGGTAGAGTAGTAGGAGATAGATAATGCATTATTTTGAATTTGGAAAAAGAGACGCAACAATTTATTCAAGTACCGTAACATCATCAATCAACACAGGCTTTGATGAGGTATTAGAAATAAATAAGGTGGTTGCACAAAATGGTAACGTTCAAAACATATCAAGAGTATTAATTGACTTTGACTATTCTAAAATATCACAATCAATACAAGACGGAGATATACCTTCTACCGCAAAATTTTATTTAAATTTATATGACGCAACTTCAGAAGAAGTTGAAGCAGAACAAAGTATATTTGTTCATATGGTAAGTGGAAGCGCTTGGAAACAAGGAACAGGAAAACTTGACCACGACCCAGTAACACAAGACGGAGTAAGTTATCAATACAGAGACCACGAGGCACTAACACCTTGGGTAACAGGTTCAGTATTAACTGATGGTGGTTCTTGGTGGAGAACACAATCGGGTCAGTATAAAGTTAGTTCATCTTATGCTTTAACATTTGATAGAAAAGATATTAGAGCAGATGTAACAGACTTAGTTAACAATCATATTTATTCAAGTTCAGTTTACCCGAACCGAGGCTTTATATTGAAAAGGGAATCAATACTTCCAACTGACGACACATTTTCATTTAACTCAGGAAGTGATACCACAAAAGACGAAGCAAGTTCAGCAAGATTAGGAAATTTAAAATATTTCTCAAGAGAAACCCACACAATCTATCCACCTAAGTTGGAAGCAGTATGGGACGACTCAAGTTGGTCAACAGGAAGTTTATCACCATTAAGTTCAACAGACTTAGAAAGACTAAAAGTTTATTTTAAAAATTTAAGAACAGAATATGTAGAGGGTTCAAAAGTTAAATTTAGATTAGTTGGTAGAGAATTATATCCAACAACAGCTTTTGCAACTACACCTGCAGAATTAGATGTTAAGACTTTACCAAGTGGTTCTATATTCTATCAAGTAAAAGATGCGGATACCGAAGAAGTTATTGTTCCGTTTGGTAGTGGTTCAAAAATTAGTTGTGATTCCACAGGTAATTATTTTAATGTGTGGATGAACGGATTACAAGCAGAGAGAAATTATAGATTTATTGTTAAGGTAGTAAGTGGTAGTGGAACTACTGATGAACAAATACACTTCTTTGACAATGATAATGAATTTAGAGTAGTGAGATAAACAATGCCATATTTACCGAGTTCGGCAAGAAATAAATCAGATTACTATCAAAAGATATTAGACGCCGATAAAATAGAACAACAAAAATTAATTCGTGATTTAAGAAATCGTCAAGACCAATCGGGCTCTATTGATGCCAATAAACCATTAAGAGATGAAAATGGATTTCTAACATCAGTAGAATTGCCAGAACAAACATTAGCAGATACCGACACTACTCAAAGAGTTCGTTTAGAAAACAAACAACCTTTTTTCAATTCTAAATTTAGTGAAAGATTAAATGAGGACTTCACATTTTTTAAAGTAGGTAGTAAGACTAA